TGCCGGCTTGGGCAATCTGTTTGAGGTGCACGCCTGCAATCGCCGAGACCGCGCTGGGCCCGGTTGGCCCGGTCAGCGAGAAGGACATGCGCTGACCAGCGGTGGTGCTGGCCACGCGCGTGGCAATATCGCCGTCCTTGAGCGCATCTAGGCTGCCAACCATCTCATTAAAGCTGGCCAGCGCGTTTGGGCTGCGGCGCACGAAGCGTCGTCCGATGGTCGAGACCCCGTCGAGAGCCGCGATATGGGCGTAATACCAGGTCCGTGTCGCCGAGATCCCATGCAGGTCTGTGTTGGCAAAGACCACAAGGCGCGGTTTGCCTTTGGCTGCGGTATTGGGGGCGGTGGCCGCGCTGTGCAGAACCCCATCTACATAGAAATCGATGGTGATCTCGGCCCCGACAGCCACCCGCAGATCGATCCATTGCGGCTGGCCGCTGGGCGCGGTGTAGCTGGAGGCACCTTGGAGCGCCGCGTCGCCATGGGCGATGGCATGATAGCGGTTGGTCGCATTGCTTGGCTTGATCTGGGCAATCATCAGGTTGGCTATGTCATAGATCTCCAGAAAGCTGGCGCTGGATGAGCTGATGTTATTGGCATCGCTGTTGGGGGGCACGTAGCGAAAGCTCAGCCAGAGATCGCCCGCAGGTTCCGACACGGCAAAGGAAAAGGGCGAACTGTAGGTTCGAGCACCGCTGAAGCGGATGGCATTGACGTCGAGGTCGGGATCGAACCCGATGGGCGTGGTGTTCAAAAGCCCTGTGATGCCAGAGATGTCGGAGGGCTGATGGCCCAGATGCAGAATGTAACTCATGGCAGGTCCACTTCGATAAAGAGGTCAGATTGAGAGGCGGTCAGGGCGGAGCTGCCGCCGTGATCAATGACCAACGTCGCGCCGGCCGTAGACAGACGCGGCCCACCGCCCAGATCGCGCCAGGCCTCAAGCTTTGCGATGCTGAGCCCGGTGTCCCAGCCGATCTCGAGGAAGGCGTGGCTTTGATAGATCCGCAGGGTTGGGTCTTGTTGGCCGAGGGGCTCTGCGCCCGAGGGAACGGGATAGCTGAACTGGGCAGGCAGTGAGCGCAGGGTGCCGCCGTCGCCCGGATCGCGGCCTTGGATCTGGGGGTAGAAGGGGGACGGGCCTGCGGAGGTCCATGTTGGAGACTCTGTCACCGGATCATCGCGCCAGATACCATTCTTGCCAATCCAGAGGCTGGCAGCAGCAGGATCGAACACGAACATCACGACATCGCCCGCGCCAAAGCTTGGCAGGCCGGTGAGGCGTTGTAGGGCATTTGTTGTATCCGAGGCCCAGAGCGTGCCGTTGCCGCGCCAGCCGATCGAGCCGCGGGTGACCGGGTTGGTGTCTGCATCAAACGCGTCGCGCTGGTTTGCCGAGATCACCCCCATATAGCCGTTGAAGCTGCCTGCTCCGCCCGGGGCGCAGGCCACCTCCCAGTAGCGCCGCCCATCGGCCGCAGAGATTGCCTTGGCTGTCGGGACCCAGCGCGCGTAATTGCTCCCGCCTGCGGTATTGACGGCGGTCTGATTGCCGTCCGTCAGGGTGTAGCCTGCGGGATGGCGGGTGATGTCCAACTCCCACGCGCTGCCGGAACTGACCGGGGGTGGCACAGTCGCTGTGCCTTGCGCGAGGATCGCGGCGCGCTGCATCAGAAGGCTCAAGCGACGGCTCCGGCGAGCGCGCCTTGGATGATCCATGCATCCGCCCCGCGCTTGGTCAGCGCGACACCGGACCATTGCGCCTCAAGGGCGACTGATCCGGCCGTGATGCCATTGAGCGACACCCCGGCGGCGGCCTCAACCGTTGCCACTCCGGCCCCGGCTTGGGTGAGGTTGATCAGCGTGCCGATTGCGAAGGGCACGGTCGCCTCATCGGGGATCGTGACGGTCACGGCGGAGGCCCCGGTGGTCTCAAGGATGCTGCCTGTATCGATGAGCTCCAGTGTATGCGCGGTGCCAATCAGCGTGCGGACCTGCACAACACCGAGGCGCGGAAGATCGACCCAAGCCGACCCGGTAAAGCGCACCCGCAGCTCTTCATCGAGGATCCAGTGCTCCCAGCCGGGCTCTGGCGCAAGATAAACCCAAGCCTCCGCACCCGGTGTGCCGTCCCAAAGCGCAATGTTGTTCGCGTTCGTCGCAGCAGCGCCCGGCACGATGTAGATGTCGCCCAGGCTTCCGCTCGTGGGCAGCGAGGTGCTGCGCGACAGGGCGCGAGCCTGCACCAAGGCGGAGACAAGACGCAGGTCCTCGCTGATACTCTCACCCCAGTTGCGTTGGCCGGGCTCATAAAAGGCGCGCAGCCCCAGCCCCGGCAGAATCCGTTCCGGCATATCGTCCTCGTTAGATAAGGGTGATCAGATAAGTGAGCGCGGATGAGGGAGCCGCCGGTGGCTTAGCCGCCCCAGTTAAAGCCCCAGGCCTCGCCCCACCCAGCGGCGAAGGGCGCGGCAAAGCGCATGGTTCGGTGCGCGCGTGCGTAAATCCAGGTCCCGCCCACGCTCCTGCGGGCGCGCACCATCACGTCGATCTCAACAACCCGGTCGGGTGCTGTCTCATCCGGGATGTCCTCAAAGGTCAGAGTGCGGCTGGTGGCCGTCCCGAGATCAATCACCGCCGCAGGGGGGTCGATCTGCGCGCCTGTGTCGGGATCAACCCAGCGGATCTCGATGATGTAACTCACCCCCGGCTCCGGTCCGATAGAGGCGGCGGTATAATCGGCAATTACCGGGCTGGTCTGGGTCAGTCGGTCCCTGTGCGCCCAGGTCAGCGCAACATCCCCGTCAATCAGCGCCCGAGGGTCTGGGGCATAGCTGCCATTGCCCTGCACCCGGCCCTGTGGCAGCGGGCGCAGAGCACGGCGTTTGAGCGTCACCGTGTCTTGCGGGGCGAGCGCAAAGGCCAGCGTGCCGCGCCCGGTCTCGGGCAGAAGCCGAACCGCAAGGGTCTCGCCTGCGGCCCAGGCCTCATCAGTGATCTGTGCAACCTCGTCGAAAAACACCACGGCCGTACCTGCGCTATGGGCTTGCGGGACGGTGTCGAGACATCCGCGCCCCACGGTAATCGCCTGCGGGGTAATGCCGTCAATGCGCACCAGCTCGCCGCCGATAGCGGCCAACGTGCCGATCCCGACCTCGCCGATATCTTGCCAGTCCGTAACGAGGATTACGCGCGCCTCGGGATCACCGGACGCCTCCGCCGCCAGCAGCGCCGTCGGGGCGAATGCCACGGTGCCTGATGCGCGTGCGCCAGTGCCCGGATCAATCCAGAGCTCTGCGGCCAGCGCGTCCGCACTTGGGCGCTCGCCGGTGGCCACCAGCGCGCCTGCATCAGGGTCGTCGGTAAGGATACGGTCGGCCTCGCTGTGGCCAAGCGCGCGCACCAGCAGCCAATACGGGGCCTCTTCAACCATCCGGCGCACCAGCGCTCTGGGTGGAACTGCGAGACCCGCGCCTGCGGGCATCTGCCCTCCGACCATGGCGGTGGAGCCCAGAGCAAAGACGTCCTCGGCGATCTTGAGCCGGATGCCGTTGTCACGCCCGTCGCCCTGGCCGATCTCGGAGATGCGCATAACCACATCTGCAAGCCGAAGTAGGTCCGAGCGCAGACGGATTACATCGCCGGGGGCCAGATCCGCGCCTGTGCGGTTGACGACGATCTCGCCAGACAGCAGTGGGGCCGACAGGGCGCGCAGATCGCGTTCGGCCACCCGCACGGCAAGGCTTTGGTAGCGGATGCCGGGATACTCAAGCGTGGTCGCAATCACTTCGCCCATTGTTTGGACGCGCGCGGTATCGGTAACGCTGACCGCCCCGGGATCGTCGGTCCATGCATCGGTGAACCGCACAGTCACGCTGTTGATCAGGTCTGCGGCCGCACGCCGTCCGAGACGACCCCAGTCGATGACGTTGGTCTCGTCAAATACCGGGATCATCTGTGGGTCGTAATCTGCACGGATCAGTTTGAGTTCCCAGAGCCCAGTGCGGCGATCGATCAGGAGCGTGGCGTCGATATGATCGAGGATGCGTGCGATGAATGCCTCCACGGATGTATCCTGCTGCCAGATCAGCGACAGCCCGAAGCCCTCGCCGTAGAGTGTATCTGCGGCTGCGGTAAAACTGGCCCCGATCTCGACGGCTGAATACCCCAGCCCCCAGTCGCGGTTGGTGAGGCACTCGCGGATAATATGGGCCGGGTTCATGTCGGGCCCGTTGCCAAAGGCCCCGCGCAGGGAGGCGACCAGGGCTTCTGGGTTGCCAGGGGGGATGACCGGCACGCCGTCAAAGGGGGTGTTGTCGATGCGCCCGGTGGAACTTGTATCCGCAAGGGCGATGTTGAAGCCGAAGATATCGACGGGGGGCAGTGTGCGGATGATAGCGAGGGCGGCATCAACGGAAGATGCAGGGGCGGGCAACCCGTCGGTCACGAAGATCACGATCCGGCGTTTTGATCCTGCACCGTCAAAAAAAGCGCCGGCCCCGACGAAGGCTGCGTCGAAACTGGTCCCGCCCGACCCACCTCTGGGTTGCATCAACCAGGTGCTGAGCGCGCTGTAGTCCTCCAAGCTCATGTCGCGCCGCTCGATGGCGTCCACAACGGCTGTGTTCCACAGCACGATGCGGATATCATTGGGCCGGTCGGGATCGACATTGGTACTGATCTCACGCAGCAAGGCTGTGACCCCTGCAACCTGGGCGGCCCTGCGCGTGCTGGTCATCGAGCCCGAGGCATCAAGTGCTACATAGATCGCCGCATCCGAGATGCTGGCCTCTGGCACGATGGGGGCGGTCTGCGGATACCATTGCGTAGCACCCGCTTCGCTAGCCAGTACGCGGGTGACGCGCACGGCCCAAGGCTTGAGGTAGGGATTGATCCCGAGATAGACCTGACGCAACACAAGGCTGCAGAGCCCCCGGTAGGCGGGGACGTCCCCGCCCATGCGCGCGGCGAGATAGTCGTTCTGTTGTTGGGCCGGCCCGCCCATGAGCACATCGACATTGCCAACAATGCCGCCCTCGCGGCTGTCGCCCCCAAACAGATCCGGCGCGTCGATCCGAATACGTCCCCCGACTGCGCCGGAGGAACTGGCCTCTTGGGCAAACTCGCGGACGTCAACCGATCCAGCGGCAAAACTCAGGGCTTGTGGGGCGACCGACCAGGTTGTGACATTGCTTGCGGCATCAAAGGCCACACTCTGCAGTGTGATGGTCTGGGACGCACCGTTTGCGAGACCCAGGCGGTAGCCGCGCGCGATGCGCATACCTGCGAGCGTTCCCGGAAAACTGATTGTGGCCCCTGCATCGCCCGCGAGCGCTGCGGTGGCCGCCATGGCTGCGACCGTACCGATGCGGGTCTCGACGGCAGCGCCTCCACCGGTAAAGCCACCCCCGGTGGTGACAGACCATGCGGTGCGCCGGTCCACGAGGATCTCGCGGATGGCATCGACCGGCCCGTGGCACAGGGCAAGATGAGCGCCGAGGGCGTAGCGGTATCCGACGATTTGGGAATTGCTAGACCCGCCCATGGGAGGTGTCCTGTGTGTTAGAGTGGGCGCCTGATTGCATACTAGCCTCGCGCGCAATGGCCGCATCGATCACCGGGTCCACCAAGGCGTCACCGGTGGCCCGCAGCTGCTCGGCCTCAAGCCCCGTATCGAGGAAGGCCTGCCAGTTGAGCCCGTGCCGGACAAACCACGGGCGCACGCCTGCAAGGCAGTAGCGCGCGGCGCGCACGTCTTGGATGGTGACACGGGTCACTTCTTGCCTCCTGCTTTGCGGATGGGATCAACTCTGAGATGTCCGGCCCAGACGACATTGGGTCCGGTGATCAGCACGGTGCCGAAGATCACCGGGATGGGTCTGCCTTCCTCGGCGGTGGGCAGCGAGACATCGTCAAGCCCGCCAGCTTGGGGGGTCTCAGACTTTGGACGCGGGCTGAGCGCATAAGAGATCGCCGAGAGCACGAGCCCGAGAACGAGCCGTGCGATAAAGGTCCATGCCATGTGGCGTGCTCAAGTGTTGTTAAGGGAAGCGCGCGGCACGCGCGTTAGACGATGGAGCCACCGCCAAAGGGATTGCGGCCGGGGATCTCGGGAAAGCCGCCGAAGTTCGCAAGGTTGGCGAATTTGGCCGCACAGGTTGCGGCGCGCAGATCACAGCCCGGGGCAAGATCGACCAGTACGGGCAGCGGCGCGCCGGTCTCCGGATCGAGCTCGGGGGCGGCCAGCGATGCGACCAGATCCGGCATTGGGCGGGCGAGGGTCAGAGTTGGGCCTGCATGGCCGGTGACAAAGCCAAGTTGCGACCCGAACCGCAGCACACCGCCGCGATACCAGCCTTCGGGATGAGCTGAGGCCTCAGGCAGGCTCACCGCAGTGCCGGAGACGGCTGTTACGGTTGCGGTTTGCCAGTGGAGTGAGATGTCGAGGCCGCAGCCGCGCCCGTAGAGGGCATGGCGGCACAGGCGCTGGTATTTGGCGCGCACGCCTGCGCGGCGCAGGGTGCTGAAGACGCTCTCGCAGGTCAGAATAATGCGTTGGCCTTCCACTTCTGCGCCCACGACGCGGCCCTTCCAATGCGCAACCGTCTCGCCCAGCACCTGCTCATGGCCGCGAAAAATGGTTAGGGTCACCGGTGTGGACCCCAAGGGGGTAAGGAAGCGGCGCGCGAACGGATGCGAGAGCGGCCAGGTCAGCTCCAGGCGCGCGCGCTCAATCTCACTCGTTTGCACGACATCGCCGTGGGCGACAGCCGCAGCGTTCCAGGTGATCTCGGCCCCGTTACTGCCGGCGCTGGTCCAGACCTGGGCCCGGCTGGTGAAGCGCCAGACTTCTACGCCCTCAATAAACTGATAGAGGAAATACGGGCGGCCCTCGGCGGTCGAGGCCTCGATCGTGTCGTAACTCATGCGGGGGTGTTCCAGGGTTAGGATCGGGCGTGCCGGCTGCATCCTCGGCGATGTGGTGGCGGGTCTCAGGGCAAAGCGGACTGGGCTGGCAGGTGCCCCCAGTCGCTCCGGTGGTTTAAGTGATTGTGGGGCCTGAAGGGTGGCAGAGGACCTTTGCTGCGGTCGGGAGCAAGGGTTGTTGTGCGGGGCTTTGCTGCTGGAAAGGCTAGCATTGCCGTCATTGCCTTTGCTTGCCGGGATGACAGACTATCCTGACTTAGGGTCGGAGTTCGTCGCAGCGCTGCCGGGCATATTCTCGAGCTGAGAATTGGGGCTGTTCCGATCCGCAGGGCAGTCCTTTGATCCAAGGATCCTCACCGAACGAGACATAGCTTTCGAACAATTCATCAGCCGTCTTCGCTGGATTGGTGGTGAGAAAATCGTCCACTATTTTCTGGCATGCGGACACTGCCGCATCGAGGCTGTCGAACGATCCATACGAATAACGTTCGTCTTCGTTCATGTAGTGAAAATTGTCGTCGACATAGACAGTCCAGCACTTCGATGTCCTAGATGTCTCTTTTTGTTCATTTGCGTTCGTGGGCGCTACCAGACCTTCAGTCATTCGAGCCTGATGCTGTCTCATGCGAATGCGTAAATTCTGTTCTGCGTCCTGCCGTGCAAGATCTTGTCCGAAGGCGCTAAGCTCTTGCAATTTTACAGGTCCTACACCCTCAAATGCCTTTCGCAGCTTTTCAGGATCCATACCTGCCATTCGACCGCGGTCGACGAGGTCGTCCAAGTGTTGATTGCTCTCAAGAGGTGGCGACCCTGTCACTTCCAACCCTAGCAACTTCCAAGCCTTTGGATTTCTTGCTTCTAGGTCTTGCAGGATTCTGTCGTTTGCAATGCGGACAACCGCATCGGCTTCTTCATGCCCAAGACCGAATACCGAAGTGGCTTTGGATGCTTCTTCTTTCAACTCCGCGCACTCGGGGGGGGGAGCGATAGTGCGGTGGCCAGTCTGGATACTAATGTCTGTCGGCGTGCCAGAGGATGCCTTTCCCCATCGCCCCCAATCCAAATAGACAACAAGTCTTACTACTCCCTCTATCAGTCGGTCTCGAAATCCGAACAACAGGAACATTTGTGTGATGATAGCGACGCCCGTGATGGCCTCACTATATCCGCCTGTCCAGTTCAGAAAATCTTCCCAAACGAACCAAAGTGGGATGGCAGGAAATAGCAGCAAACCCACCGCAATCCAGCTGCCCCACCTCTCTCGCACTCGCCATTCAAGGCTAAAATTTCTAGGCGGATCAATGTACTCAAACATGCGCTCAACCGCAGCCTCATCCAGCTGGCTGAGCGAAGTATCTTTGCTCACCTTGTGCGCAAGTTTTTGGGACGGTGTCAGGGGCCGCCAACTCGGGCTACTATAGTTGAACCGGACAGCCCGATCATCGTCTGAAACGGCGAAGATTTCATCGAACTTCCCGTGCTCAGTCGGCGCGCCAAAGTATCGGATCATTCACACTCCAAATGTTGCGAGAGCGTTCTGGTTAGTGTGAATTTATAGCAGGTCGCTTGGGCACAGTCACCCCTTTGACCATTCATTTTGGAAGATAGCTCTGGCTCGAACCTCCGCTGCGCCAAGCACCAAGGTCCAGTTTGCGACCGCCCTCACCCTTCAACCTCCACAACGGACAGCGTCACTTCGCTTACGAGCGCTCGATGCTTGATCTCCACCCTGTCGGCATCGGCGCGCACCGCTGTCAAGAAATGCACCTTCGTGCCCATTGCCATCGGCTCACCAAGGCTCGACGACAACGTCAGACGATGCCCAAGGCCGTCCTCGATGGCGGCGGTGATGGAGCGGAACCGCAGTGCGCCGGGCATTTCGATCATGATCCTCCGTCCAACATAAGCGGCCAGCGGCGCGACGGGGGCCACGCGTATTTGCGTCGAGCCCGATGTCATCGCAGCGCGCAGCTGCAGCTCGCACCCCCAACTCGGCAGCCAGAAGCTGGCTTGGCGACCGCGCAGGGACCAGAGCCAGCGCCTAAGCGCCCATTTCGCGGTGGGACCTTGGGCCTTCAGGGTGATCGCCTCACTGCGCTCGAACAGGTCACGTAACGGCTCAACCATGACCGGCCCGAAGCCGTTGTCGACATACGCGACGGCGCGGCGCAGGCTGGCGGTGAGCGGGCTGCGCACGAGGCTCGGGTCGATCTGGACGGGGCGACCGAGATACATCGGCAATGTCGGGGCAGCAAGATCGGGCGCGTCCCGCAGCAGAAAGCTGGCGCGCACTGTGCCGTCGCCTTGCCTGCGACGCACGATGTCTACGGCCGAGGTCAGCACGCCCGCGCGGACCGGTGCGACTGTGATCCGACGCGCCGCCACCGTCATTGCGGGCAGTTGCAGGGCCAGCGGCTCGGCGACGATCAAACGGTCGGCCTGAACGGCTGTGATCTCTACGAGGGCTGCCTCACTGCCGTCTACGGCTATGGCCGCCAGACCACCCGCCCGGAAGTCTGATACATTGGTGTCGAGCAGGATCTCTGTCGCACCCTGTGCGAGGTCGGCGACCGGCTGGACCGCCAAGTGCCAGAGCGGTACCAGCCATTCTCCAGCAAAGCCCGCCCGCGCCAGTTCCGCCGCCCGCGCCATGCTCAGCGCATCAC